GCAAGAACTTTGACAGCATTGAACAGGTGAAGCCTAAGAAACTAACCTGATGGAACAGCTAATCGAAGGACGAGACCCCAAGTACATAGATTTGTACAAAGCAGCTAATCATTTCGAGATCATGGTATCTATGGGATGTAGCGCTGAAATGCTAGAGGATCTAGAGAAGGACAAGTTCGAAGAGGATATGATGACATTTATGGATGCATATAGCATTGATCACTCTGAATATCAAACTGTGGTTGACTTTTATAACAAGGTCTATCAGAACTTTCGAGCACAACAGCCTGATTCTGGACAAATTCATTCACGTAATCCCAAGATTTGGGAGCTGAGGCAACAGTTTCTTGAGAAGTCTGGGGTTAGGGGCAAATCACGCCGTAAAGCCGACAGGAATCCCAAGGCTGTTTGGTATATGAAGGAACAGTATGGGTTTTGTTGGTTGAAATTCAACATTGAAGCTCTTGACGATGAGGCTTTGGCATACCTTGTGAGCAACGTAGCATTGTGCGCTGCAAATCAACAAGCTAGGGCTAGAGCTCTAGATTACATGTGGGATGAGATGGAGGACAGTACTCTGTACGATCTCTACAAGGGAGTAAAAGACTTTGAAAGATTAAATGTTGCACTAGCATGAGTAAAGAAGTACAAGTCGGTAACAAGGTGATACGACAGCTTGAGGTCAAGCTATTCGTGACGTCTATGCTACTACAAGAACTGTTGGATGAGACACAAGGTAATACTCGCTTCAAGCACAAGCTAAAGCACCACATCAGTGGGCTGCAGAATGAGCTTGATAAGGTATTGTCTGTGGACATGAGGGACGATAGTCTCAGCATGTTTATAACTGATGCGATAAGCGCTCTCGAAGAGAGTATCGATGGCTTGCTCACTGAGTAAGCAATTGCCCTGATAGCACAACTGGATAGTGCAACATCCTTCTAAGATGTAGGTTGTGGGTTCGAGTCCCGCTCGGGGTACGCGTGTGAGGCGATAACAGCTTACTCGCAATTAGTTTATTTCTAGTTTCAACAGGTGAGGGCTGGCAAAACGTTGCTGGCCCTTTTTCCGCGCCCGTAGCTCAGTGGTTAGAGCAGTTGACTCATAATCAATTGGCCGTAGGTTCAAGTCCTACCGGGCGCACAACACGATTACACAATGACAGATCCAAGAACAAGTCCCTATGCGTATCCGGGACTGCACAATAGTGCGCAAACACGTATAAAGCACAGCCACTGCTTTAACAAAGGTGAGTTAGACATCATAGCTATGGCTTGCTGTGATGAGTACGGTCTTACATTTGAAGAATTCAAAGGCAGATGTAGGAGCGCTTTACTCGCTGATGCTAGGAAGATATTCTTCTACCTATGCAGAGAAGAGTTCTATCAGTTTACATGCAAACGTCTCGGCATGTATGTTGACAGGGATCACTCTACAGTTGTCTACTCTGTACAAAGAGCAGGGCAGCTGTTGGAAGTAGATCCTACGTTTCGAGACAAATTCAAGCACGCAAGAGGCGTTGCTGAACTAAGACTAAAATTAAATGGATATGACTACAGATCCGACACTAACGTTCGATATCGAACGAATCAAAATGGAGCAGGACAACTTGAAGAATGAGTTGTCATACCTCCGCAGACAAATTGTAAAACTAAACATTAAACAAGTTCAATATGAGCGTACACTCTTACAGAACAATGATCGACTCCGACATGGGGAAGTTGACCATCGAAGCGAAGTACAACATCGATCCAGGGCAGAGGGGTGATTGGGATACTGAACCCATTCCCCCAAGCATTGAGATGATTGATGTAAGGATTGTGCAGGAGTCTATTGTTATAGTAGACCCCGACTTCTTGTATCATCTGGAGGAAGAAATATCCCAGTATGAAGCGCTCCAATAAACCAAAGAAGTTAAATTACGTGGGTAGGCGAGCTCCCTTGACTGTTGATAAGAAAGGCGTGGTAAAACCTATGACACGCAATGACTATCAAAAGAAAGCACTCAACGACTGGGCCAATCAAGGGTTTAAGGGCAGCATTATTGCTGCTACTGGCTTTGGGAAATCTCGCGTTGCCACTCTCGCTATTGCTTATAGTCTCGATGAACTGGAGGACAAAGACGCACGATGTCTAGTCCTTGTACCCACACAGCAGCTTCAGGACCAGTTCCCGAACGAGTTTGTTAAGTGGGGATTCGAAGACTACCTCGATCGTATAGACTTTATGTGCTATCAGTCAGCACACAAGATGGAAGGCAAGCATTATCACGTTGTGGTATGTGACGAGATTCACCTTGGTTTGTCTGAAGTATACCGAGAGTTCTTCAACAAGAACTCATATGATCGGTTGCTGTGCTTGACTGCGACTATACCCGAAGAGCCTGAGTATCGTATGGTACTTGTAAACCTAGCACCTATCTGCTTTACCATCACTCTTGACGAGTGTGTAGAGGCTGGATTCGTGGCAGACTACGAGATATACTGTATCGGTGTAGACTTGGATGAGACTGAGCGTGAAGAGTACGATGGATACCACAAGATGTTTGTTAGGATGCGCATGGCCCTCGGGTATGGTGCATTCTCAAAAGCTCAAGCTATCCTAGGTGGTAAAATGGAAGGCAACAAGGGTGTTGCTGCTCAGTACATGAACTCTATACGTGGCAGACGACAGGTTGTACAGCAGGCAGCTTCTAAGCTTGATGGTGCAGTTGAGGTTGTAAAGTTCCACAGTGGTGAGAAAATCATCACTTTTGGTGGGACCAACAAGTTCACGGACCGTGTTGCTGAGGCTACAGGCGGAGATACTTATCACTCTGGTAAAACCAAGAAGCAGCGAGCAGAACTATTGGATAGATTCAAATCTGGGGAAACCAAGGTGCTATGCAGCACTAAGGCTTTGAACCAGGGTATGGATGTACCAGACGTAAAGATTGGGATTATTGTCGGCTTAGAAAGCAAGGCATTGGCCATGATACAGCGTCTGGGGCGCATCATTCGTAAGGATGGTGACACAGTTGGTAAAATCTACATCTTCTATGTGAAGAACTCACAGGAAGAGACATGGCTAAAACAAGCCACTAAAAAACTCAATAACATTAAACAAGGTGATGACCTAAAACTATTTTTATAATGGACACTAAATACACAAAAGAAGTAGACGCAATAATCTACTCTACTATCGCAAACAGAGGCGGTAACACAGTTGATTCTGCTGCAATGGAGGCACGCAAAGCTATCTTTGCTGCAACTAACAAAAAACTCACGCTACCTATGGTGAGAGGCAGGTACTACACTATCCGCAAGTACAAGACTGATCTCTATCAGAAGTCTATACTTAAAGGTCCTGATACAGCAAAGACTACAGATGTACGTGAAATAATCGTAGACATGCTGATGTCAAGAGAGAATGTTACTTTGGAGATCCAAGGCAAGCAGATAACAGCAGTGTTTAAATAATTGGTATGCTTATAGAAATCAACACAGATATTCTACAAAAGTTTGGGATAACCGCAGATGATTTCTTATATTTGTACCTCTTGCATGCCAAAAGTTATGATTGTTTAAAGCGTTTATCTCTCAAGCCAAACACTAGCCTATTGCAAACCAAAGGCTTAATTAAGTTGGGGGAGGAGCTCGAAGATCACATCGTTCGTCAAGCGTTCTTGGACATGTTCCAATCATCGTTTGATCAGATGTGGTCAGAGCTTCTCTCCCACTTTCCCCTCAAGGTTTACAACAATGGGCAGATGCGTGTCCTACGTGCCAAGGATGCTAATGCGAAAGCTAACTCCAAGGCTCGAGATAAATACCACAAGATTGTTAAGGAAGACTTGGTGAAGCACCAGTTCATTATCAAATGTTTGATCAATGAGTTGGAGCTTCGCAAGTCCACTAACACCCTAGGCTGGATGCAAATGCTTCCTACCTGGATCAATAACTATACGTGGGAGAAGTACGAAGACATAGAAGATAACTCCCCAAATGACAAAGCCAGAATCACTCGTCAACTTTGATCTTCGAGACATCAGAGTAGTAAAACACATATCTCATTCAGTAAATCAGTCAGTAGCAGAAGTTCGTACAGGTATAAACGGTAACCGTATTGTATTCCCTACGAAATGGCCACGACTGAACAAGAATTTGATGGGTGGATTGCAAAGAGGCAAGATGTATGTAATCGCTGGTCGTCCTGGTGTGGGTAAGTCCGCTTTCTCTAACCAGATGATCTTCGATGTTCTTGACAGCAACTGGAACAAGCAGGTTGTAGTATTGTATTGGTCGTTCGAGATGCCTGGGTATCAGCAGATACTGCGTGCAGGTTCGAAAGACACCAAGCTACAAACGTTTGAGCTGTTGTCGGTAGAGAACAAACTATCACAAGATAACTTTCATAGGTACTGTGAAGAGGTGGAGAAGTACAAGAAGTACCCTATCTACTTCTGCTCAATACCACAGGACATGTCAAAGGTGGAGCAAACGAACTACACAATCTTTGACAAGTACCCTGGTGTTACAGTTATCAATCTAATTGACCACTCACGACTCGTTCGGTCTAAGGCAGACACAGAACTTATGAAGCTCAATGAGCTTTCGAAGACTGCTATGCTTATACAGGCTCGGATGGGTAGTATCACGGTGCTGTTGTCACAGCTGAATCGGAACATCGAACAGGAGTTCCGTGCTAAACAGCAGTATCAGCCCCTCTTGACAGATCTATTTGGTGGTGACTCCATTGGTCAGGACGCACATGTAGTTATGATGCTACAGCGTCCGTACGACCTGTATGGTATTACCGACAAGTACTGCGGTGCGGACCCACAAGGTCTCCTTGCTGTGCATATCGAGAAGAACCGTGATGGTATGCTCGGTATGATACCTTTTGAAACTGACCTATCAACATTTACTATTGATGAGAGAAGTCAAGATAATTAAGGTACCTGGTACGGGTAAGCGTAAGAATGAAGTAGATAACTACATGCTTCAAACCAACGGTGAGAACTACATATTCAGGAAGCACTTGGTATCAGGGTATACACCCTGTGGTGTGCCTGAAGGGTATGAGATTGCATACAACATACCAAACAAGAAAAGCAAGAGGAAAATTCCATACTTAAGAAAATTCAACAAAAGAAGATGAGTGAACTAACACTTCCAAAGAAGGTGATAAAAGCTACGCGCAAGTCACCTAAAAACATGATTATCTATGGTCCACCGAAGATCGGTAAGACCACAGCTCTCTCAAAACTTGAGGATTGTCTCATCATTGACCTAGAGGATGGGTCAGATATGGTGGACGCACTCAAGATCAAAGTCAACAACCTCGGTGAGTTGGCTCAGATTGGGAAGGCCATAATATCCGAGGGAAAGCCCTACAAGTATATCGCTGTCGATACCATTACCCAACTAGAGGTGTGGTGTGAGCAAGATGCAAAAGAAATGTATCGTGCAACACCCATGGGTAAGAACTTCGACAAGGATAACAAAGGTTTGTCTGTACTCACACTGCCCAACGGTGCAGGCTACAACTACTTGCGACAGTCTTTCCAAAAATGGTTCCGTAACCTCAACAAACTCGCAGACCATGTCATTCTTGTGGGTCACCTACGTGACAAATACCTGACCAAGAATGGGAAAGAAGTCAAGGCTAATGACCTGTCCTTGTCTGGTAAACTCCGCGAGATTGCCTGTTCCAATGCTGATGCTATCGGCTATGTGTACAGGGGTGATGGGACTACAAAGATTTCGTTCGATTCTACGAACGACGATACAGCTGGTTCACGATGCGAGCATCTTAGAGGAATGGATGCAGAGCTTGACTGGACTAAAATTTTCATTGATTAAAAACGATTCACATGTCTTTTGACGCTAGAGTAGAAGCTACCCCGGAGGTAGAACAACAAGAAACACCACAGGTGTTGACCATCTCAACGCTTATTGCCCACATCAAAGATGATGGTATGAGCCGCGATGATATTCGTAAGAAGTACGGTATGACCATTGCTGAGGCTAAGGAGATCTTCTCCCACCCAAAGATCAAGGGTATCCGTGTAAAGAAGCAAAGAGTGATGCGCATCCAGCTCATTGATGATACTGCAGTACAGCAGATCACTTTGGACCAGAGCATCCAAGAAGTAGAGACTGACTTGCACACTGATAACCAAACTGAAATCCAAGACTAATGGCCATTCAATCTAATGCATCCGATGTACAAGTCGGAGGGGGTGGGATTCCCCTATACTGTGGCATAGCCACTATGAACGTGATTGCTGTGAACCCATCACTGGGTGAGCTGCACTCGCTCGGCATAAACCCCAAGCAGCAGCCTAACTACCCAGGCCTACAGATGGGGGAACAAACGAAGAACCAGCTTGTCGTCTGGGTTCGCAACGACGAGCCTGAGTTCACCCCACG